AATTGCCTTCAGAATATAACGTACCGCCTGTGTTACTTTGTGTACTAACCGCACCTGTACCCAATACTAAGAAACAGCCATATATCGTACCGCCAGCACCTGTAATAGTGTAAGTAATCGCAGATGCAGTTGATGATGTGACGTTAGAAGGTGTAGAACCTGTTGACGTAGATGCAGCAAACACCGCAGTACCACGCACCGCAGAGCCACTAACTGTATATGCAGTAAACTCTTTACCACCACCAACTAAAGTAGTCATTGTATCTGTTGCAGCGGGCGTTAAAGAGGCGTTTGTTAATCCAAGGTAAGGTCCAGTAACAGAATAAGAAGAACCCCTCATTAGTGTATCTACCATTAACTGTTTACCAACAGCAACCACTAAGTTTGGAAACTCTTCAGACCATTTAAGATTACCATTTGCATCACGGCACTCTGCTTTCCAATAACCTTCAATCCCAACAGTTTCGGGAACGGTCACGTTTGCTTGTAATGTTGCTACAGCGTTATCGCCACAGCTTCCTAATTCATTAATCATAATTTCTCCTAATCTGGACTACTATAGTTAAGACTGCCTGTATTAGTGCCAATGGTTAAAATTGCACTATTGTATGAAGCTGTTGGAAATTGCACGGTAAAACTGGTAGAACAAATTTTATCTGATCCAAAATTTAAAACAAAACATGCTGCACCCGTGGTTGCATTATAAATTAATGCGCCCCTTGTAGTAAAGGATGCTGGGTTCCAAACTGCATTATTAAATGATACATAACTAACATTATATTGAGTATTTTGAGTTGGATAAGTTGAAATTACTAAGGTATTTCCACCAGCCGTATAACCTGTGCCAGTCACTTCATTAACTGTTGTATATGCCGTAGTTGATTGACCTAAATTAGCGTTTGCATTATACAAAGCAATATTATAAGTATATGGACTGGTTGCAGTAAAATTTTCCAAACCACTTAACAAGTTTTGCTGAAATACCGTACAGGATGTTTGAACTATCATAGGACAACATTACCTCTTAAATTGGTATTTAATTTTGTCTGACCATCTCTATATGCATCACCACGCTCCATTCCATTACCCAAGCGAATAGCTAACTGAAGAGCTTCTTGATATTTGTCTTCGTAGTATTTGACCATATCTGCCTCACCCTTCATGAAGATCATTGCTTCACGCATTGAGCCATATAAAAGGACTGGATCAAAATTATCTCCTAACCAGCTCATTCCATTTGAATTATTAACAGATGATACAGAAAAATTAAATCCAGAGGCTGTTGAACTACCACCTAAATAAGAAGTATTTACAGTTAATAAATCGCCTGATTGATAAAAATTACCGCCATTCTGTAAAGTAACTGAAACTATTGTCCCGTTAGAACCTACTAAAACATCACCATAACCACCTGTTCCTGATTGATTTCCACTTGTGCTGTAATAACTAAATGGAACATTTACATACAATCCTGGAATGTAATTACTACCAATAGAATTTACTGCAATTATCGTAATAATTCCTTGAACAATTGATGTTGGGTAATAAAAATAATGTAATTCAGTTGAATATGATTGATCTGGAGTTGGACCTAAAATAACAGACAAAGCTGTTGGATAAGAATATTGCGATCCAAATAATGCATAATGTGTTGGCGTACCCGTAGCTGATGGTATTGGGAACGCTTCACGAATAAAATTAACATCTTTATTTAACAAATAAGAATACGCACCAGTTGTTGAATTAATTATTGCTATTGAAAATGTTGATAAATAATCATTAGGCAAAGATAAATATTGATTACCAGCCGTTATTGTGCCAGTTACGTTTTTACGCAATGATGGAAACTGCACAGAGTTATATACACGCTCTTCACATTCCTGTACAAAAGTGGGAATGTAGTTGACAAACGTAGACTCCGTATTTTGTGCATACGCTTGGATTGAGTTATATAACTGCTCGTAGTTCACGCCATTGGTCCTCTACTCATTTTACCTTTTGTGGCAGCTCCAGCACCACGCATTTCAATACCAGATGTTTTTAATTTGGATTGTCCATAAGCAACACCGCCATATACTGGATCACAAATAGAAGCATCTTTAGCTGATTTGGTTTGAACAAACTCGCCACGATCCATGACTTCTTGACCAGTAATGTGCTTTTCAGTATTGGTATGCGGATTAGCATAAACCTCTGCTGGTTCAGCAAATTTGTTTTTTCCAATGGTAATCTTTGGACTATTTGCAGTCGTTGGTTTTACTTGGGTTTTCATTATTTGCTCCCTGCTTTTTGATTGTGTGCACGAGCTAAATTGCGACCAACAGCTCGCATTTCTTTACCTGTTACACCACCTTTTTTTAATTTGGTAACTGGTTTACCCTTGTGCATATGATGTTCATGCTTATGCACTTCTTTTGCTGCTTCTTTATCAGCAATTTTTACGACTTGTTTTTTGTCCATAATAACTCCTAAGTTGTTAATATCGTTACTTTACCTATTGTAATCACTAAATTCAAGTCATTGGGAACAAATGCATCTGTAAAATAACTTGCCCCACCAACTGGATTCCAGCCCCATTGCGTTTGCCTACTACCATCTGATGCATAACCTTGATTATCAATATTAGTTACCGTTGGATCATATGGATTAGTAAACAACCCAGTTGTTCCACTTGCTTGATAACTTACATCTGGGCGAGGCTCACGCACCGCCTGTGGATCGTTCACAGGGTATAAACCTAAACTTAACTGTGGCTGATCTGGATCCCAACACTCAGGACAAACTTTAATATTAAATAACTTAGTTTTAATTACTTCTTTTTTTAATTCAGTAAGTTTGTACCGTTGACCACATCGATCACATTCGGCAATTGCATACTTACCTGATGAATACTTGTTTGGCATTAAACTATCCTGCCTTTAGTCCTACCTTTAGTTTCAATTCCATGCCCACGCACAACTACTTTGCCACCTTTTTTATATTGCTCAGACTTTGATGCTCGACCAGCTTTTTCAGCAGCTTCAACTTCTTGATCCATGATTGAATGTATTTCTTTTGCTCTTTTATCGCCCTCTTCAGGTGTATCATATACAGGATATTTACCCTTGTTAATATCAGAACGCCAATAATCTCTAATTAAATCAGGATCTTCATATTGTTTTCCTTGAATATAGCCAGGCACAAGAGCTGATTTTCCTTTATATGGACCACTATCCATTGTTACGCCAGTACTATAAACAGTTACAGGCTCTCCATTTGGACCAGTTCCAACATTGTTAAATGCAATATTGTTTCTATGATATTGAACAATATTCTTTTCTTGTGGAGTAAGTTTTAAATCGGGCATTATCTATTTCCGCCACCATAGAATCCCATTCTTGGAACAAAACGGATTGCCGCCTTCTCTCTATCTTCTTCCGAAGCAAGTGTCCATTGCTCCATATAATCTGCTTTAAGCATTGCTATACGAGCAGGATCAACGCCATGTATTTTTTGTGCCAAGTAATAAGCCAAACCAGCAACTAAACAAGATATAAATCGAAATGGAATATCATTTGTTGCCGTACCAGTTCCAGCATCTTGCATTCTACGCAGTCTCCAATACACAAATGTGTACTGATTCCCTGGTGAATTAGGAGTCGGCCAGACGTTAATACAAGGCAAATTTGTCACGCTAATAGGAGCGTTATAGGCATGAGATACAGCAGTTGTACCTGCTTGCCCACGATAACAATTTAAAAGGTATGGAGACGTTGTAGAGACGTTTGGATAGTAAATAATCTCGTTATCTATTTTAATGTATCCAGTCGCAGCTAACCCTGTCAAATCTGTTGGAGTTAATTGAATATTGGTATCTGTTGCTGATATTCCATTATTACCATTAGATCCATTATCAACTAAAGTATATGTTGTTGGTTGTGTCTGTCCAGATTGACGATTAATCCATACTTGAATTGGTCTTCCTTGTGCCAGTTTATTTGGCAAAGTGGAATAAGTATCTTCCGATATACGACTGATATTAATATCAATTTGATTTTGTAGCGTTCCAGTTCTGACAACTTGACTCAGCAAATCAATTGTATCAATTGGCAAAGGATAAGTAATTTGCCCTGTGTTCAAAGGTATTTGTCCTTCTTCAACAGTCCACAGATTAATACCTCTGTTTGCCCATTCAACCGATAAAATATTTAATGATCTTCTGGCAGTTCTAAAGTCATATCCGCTTCTTAACTCAGCACCACACCGTTCGAATGCCTCTTCAATGAGTTCATTCATGTTTAAATCAAATACGGAGGTGCCTGTCGTTGTCATTTGTGCATTTTTCTAAGTGTCTCTGCTAACCTTGCACGTTGCCCTAATTTGCCAGGTTTTTTAGCAGCAGCTTCAAGCTTTTTCTCAGGGATCGTATGTCCTTCTTTAACGCCCAAAGATTTACGCAACGCACCAGCTCTGTGTATTGCGTTCTGTATCCAATGTTCAGCCATGATTAACTCGCTGCTGGTTGGGTTGGTTCAGCCTCTGGAGCAGATTCTGGAACAACTTCTGGAACTGGCTCTGGTATAACTGGAGGAGGAGCAACTACAGCAGGAGTTGGATCAATTTGTGGAGCAATTGTAGCTGCAAATTGTTTTACAACTTGTGCATCTGAAAATCCAGAAACTACTTTTTCGCTACCCAAATAAGAGATAAACTCATTAATTAATTTATGCTCTTCACTTTCTACAGAATGCCCTATACTTTTTGCAAAATAAATTGCCTTTTCAAATAAATTCATTTTTTCCTCGCAGCTCTCATGTTATCAACTAAATTTGGATAAGGTCTACCAGCAGCTTTAGCCATCGCTTTCGCTGATGATTTTTTTGCAGAACTTAATTTCTTTGGTTTACCTAAACCTTTCGGTCTTGGTTTATCCCATACCTCGCCACCTTTTTTGTACATAGAAACATCATCGGGGTTGTCTTTACGCTTAACAACCTTTTTAGTGGGCATTTTAGATGGGTTAATTGCACCCATACCCCGACTGGATCTCATTTGTGAGCCTTGCCACCATGACACATTTTTTCAACGTGATCCATATGGTGGTGATGATGTTCAGCATGTTTTTTAAAGTGATGTTTATGATGCTTATGTGATTCAGTCTCATGTTCAGAAATGAATTCATCATGACGCACCATATCTGGACCTGATTCTGGCTCCATATGCTCTTTGACCATATTGTTTCTCATAACTACTCCTTAACAGTATTTAGTTTTAGTGTGACCACGTTTTGCAATGCCATCAGCACGACTTGATGTAGATCCGCCATGAGCCATTTTTTTAATATGACCACCACGTTTCATGCCACCTTCGATACCAATGTCTTTTCCTGAATCACCAAGATTTTTGCCACGAGTATGACCAGTTTTTTGAACTTTAGATTCTCCATGAGCACCATGTTTGTTTGAACCTTTTTCTACATCTTCGTTCATGCCACGAGGACCCATCGATTCAGCATGACCACCATGAGCCATTTTCTTCATATGAGCCTTACCGCCATGTTTCATTGCTTTGGCTTCATGCTCTTCTTCAGAAGCTAAATGACGCAACTGTTTAGCTTGTTTCATTTCATGCGCTTTTTCAGTCATACCACCATGAGCCATTTTGTGCACTTTACCACCGTGCTTCATGCCATGACCTTCATGTTGAGCCATATGATGTTCAGCCATTGCCAAATGATGATGAGCTAAATGCTTATGATGAGTTTTAGATAAACCACCATGTTTCATTCCTGGTGCTACACCAGGAGGCATTGGAGCACCCATAGGAGCTGCTGGAGGAGCCATTGATGGAGTTGGCATGGCTCTTGCAGCCATCATAGCCATCGCTGGATTTACACTACGTTTTTTCATTGTTGCCATGTTAATTCCACCTTTTTTAAAATGTTTGCCTTTATCGGCTTCTACAAAATCACGCCCCACTTTTTGTGGAATGTGAACCTTATCAGCAAACGCCTTAGAATGGGCTATTGCCTCCATAAAATTATGCTGTTTTTTACTATGACTTGGCATTGCTACCTCGTATTAATTCATTAATTTTATCTTCCAAACGATTAAATCTTGAATCGATGTGGTCCATAATCTTACCTAATTCAGCCTGAGTTACTGTATCACGAGCTACTTCTTCACGAGTTTTATTCAATAAAATATTCAATCGATCTAACTCGTAAAATTTTTCTTTCATTATAAATCCTACTATTGCAATAAGTATAGTTAATATTGCATTCCAAAATGGCATGATTGCATCAGTTAACATTTCCATTTCCTTAAACTTTTGTTGATTCTTGAATTAGGATCATTTGCTGTTTCAGAACTAGTTAAACGCTTTTTCATTCCTTCCATGCGAGCACAGAAAGATTTCTTCCGTGATCCACCTTCTGGTTGTGGAGCTTTTAAATGTGCGCCATGTTCTTTGTTGTAAGATGCTCTTCCTTTGGCATTCAAACCACCACTAGGGTTTTTACCCTCTGATCTTTGCCAAGCTGGTGTCTTTGCCATTTTAGCTACCGTTATCAATCAAAACGCCACCAATGTTAATACCTACACTTACAGCAGCCGTTCCTGATGGTGCAAATTGCCAAACAATATCTGTTCCTTGTGGATAAAAAAATGGATAACTTCTTTGTATGTTGTACTCAGCAACAAATGGGGTTTGCAAAACAATACGATTTACAAATGTTGCCGATGAATTTAATACAGATGGATAGTACGCAACTGCACGATATAGTGCGTAGTTTGCATTGTTCCCGTTATATGAAGAATTTGCTGTAAACCTTGATAAATATAAAGAATACCCAGCAGGAACAGTGTAAACAGACATTTGTGATGTGCCATTACTTACAGTTGATCCATTTAAAGTCGAAGTATTAATTTGTGCAT